GCAGGTGCGGTTCAGCTGCTCACAGGCCATAAGTGTCGAGCCAGAGCCGCCGAAGGTGTCGATGATGATGGCGTTCTCCTGCGTTGAGTTCTGGATCGGATAGCCGAGCAGATCCAGTGGCTTGCTGGTCGGATGGTCATTGTTGCGCTTTGGCTTGTCGAAATTCCATATGGTAGTTTCGGCGCGTCCGGCGTACCATGGGTGCTTGCCGTTCTGGAGGAATCCGTAGAGCACGGGCTCGTGCTGCCACTGGTAGTCCGAGCGACCGAGCACGAGGCTGTTCTTTACCCAGATACACACACCGGCAAGGTGAAAGCCTGCGTCGACGAACGCCCGGCGGAATGTCAGGCCCTCGGTGTCGGCGTGGAAGCAGTAGGCCGCGCCGCCTTTTTCGAGGTGATCGGCCATGTTCTTGAATGCCGCGAGCAGGAAATTGTAGAATTCCTCGCCCTTGAGACTGTCGTTCTGGATGGTGAGTCCGTCGGATGCTTTGAAGGAGACGCCATAAGGCGGGTCCGTCAGTACGAGGTTGGCGCGTTTGCCGTCCATGAGTGTATCTACATCTTTCGGATTTGTGGCATCGCCGCACAGCAGCCTGTGCCTGCCGACTGTCCAGAGATCTCCGGTCTCCACGAAGGAGGCCTTCTCCAGTGCAGCGGTCAGATCGAAGTCGTCATCCTCGACGTCCTTATCGGATTCTCCGTTCAGCAGCTTCTCCAGCTCCTTGTCGTCAAAGCCGAGCAGAGACAGATCAAATGCGTTCTCCTGAAGATCCGCCAGTTCGACGGACAGCATTTCTTCGTCCCATCCGGCGTTGAGCGCCAGCTGATTGTCAGCGAGGATGTAGGCGCGTTTCTGCGCGTCGGTCAGATCCTCGGCGAATACACAGGGAACGGTTTTGTAGCCTTCCTCGCGGGCGGCAGCGATTCTGCCGTGGCCGACGAGGATGTTGTAGTTGTTATCAATCACAGCAGGAGAAACGAATCCGAACTCCCGGAGGGAGGAGCGTAGCTGTGCAATCTGTTCTTTACTATGTGTCCGGGCATTCCGGGCGTAAGGCACCAGCTTGTCGATTGGCACCTGTTCAAGTCTTTGCGTGTTCATTTACATTCCCTTTCTCGCTCTCAGCAGGCGTTCCATCACGTCGTCCTGCGGATTCGTGCCGCCGTACTCTGCGGAGCAGTTTTCTTTCACGATCTGGAAGATCTCGTCCCACAGGCGGTTTGCCTGATTCATGTAGTTGATTCCGATGTTGATGAACGGCGACGGGATAGGCTTCCCGGTTGTCGGATGCTTGGAGAGGTATCCGAGCTTGGTCGTCATTTCTTCGCACTGAATCCATCTCGCCGAGCACATCGCGTAGCGCTCCAGCAGCTGAGGCGACACGGCCTTGGCTACGCCGAGCTTGTCAAGCCATTCCCAGGTCTCGCGGTAGATGTCGGCGGCCTCCAGAGTGGAGCCGTCATGCTGCCGGGCCGATAAGAACTCGTGCGGCTCCGGCATGTCCTCGCCCTCGGTGTCCGGGATGTCGAGCACCTCGAGCTTTCGTCCGCCCGGATTCCCGTTCTCGTACTTCTCCTTGACGGCGGTTTTCTTCCGGCCAGCGCCGGGACGTCTGCCGCCGCGACCGCCAGTGTTATTCGATTTTGTGGGCATTTCGTCACCGCCTTTCTCTCATGTACGCGCGTAATAGATAAGGAGCCGGGTTATTACCCGTTTGATTTCGCTTTTTTCGCACAGAAGACCCCGCGCCGTTTTCCGGGAGGCCGTCTCGTAGAGATTTCGACCGTCCCTACCGGTCGCCGCGTTCACGGTGGATCTTCTCGTGACACGACCTGCAGAGGCTCATGAGGTTCGACTCGTCGTTCGTGCCGCCCTCGGAGAGCGGAACGATGTGGTGGACTTCCTCGACCGCAACGTACCGTCCCTGCTTAAGGCACATCTCGCACAAGGGATGCTTGTGGATGTAGCGCGTGCGGATGCGGGTCCAGGCTCGTCCGTAGCGTTTGCCTGTGGAGTAGCCGCGGGTGAACGTCTCGTAGTGCTTCTCCATCAGAGCCTTGTGCTCCGGGCAGTACTGTTCGCCGTCCTCGCAGAGGTTCGGGCATCCGGGATAGCGGCAGGGCCGCTTGGGTTTCATTGGCATAAGCGCCGCCTCCTTTGTTGCATAGAAAAAGCCCTGCGGCGGGATACCCACAAGGCTTGTGTTCAGCCGTCATCCGGCTGTTCTTTATTCTGTTTCGCTGATTATATACTAACATAAATGCCGGGTGGGCATGTTAGGACAAAGCAGGACATTTCGGGCGCATTTCATATAATGATAGGATTCTTCGGTACCGTTACATGCTGCAGGGCGTTGCCGTGCCATCTGCGGATTGTCCGTGCGTCGGCATTCAGCTCGCATCCAATCTGTTCCCATGTCATATTGTGGATGTATCGGTACTTTAGAACCATCCGCTCATCCATGTCGTCGACAGCTCCTATCACATCCCGGATCTGTTCCTTCAGTGAAGACAACATTTCGAGCTCCTTCGATATCTTGTTTTCAAGCTCCCACAGCTTTTCAAGTGACTTCATGAACGGCGCGTCCGTGTTTCTTGTCCCCTGAACACGCTCACGGTCATATCTGATAGATGAAACACTTCCTGCCATCTCACGCAGGTACTTTGCTTCCTCAATATCGGAGGCGATTCTCTGGTCGAGCCTGTAGGACTGTCGTAGATATTCCTTTGCGTTCATTTATTCTTCACCTCCTCACGTAGACGATCAATCAGGTAATTGCCGTCGACCGACGTCAAGCATCCGTACCACTGCGAATGGAAGAACCGCTCCAGTTCAAGCGCGTCCTGCATTGCCGCTTTATTCCGCGGATTTTTCTTAATCTTCCGAAGCACTGTCAGATAATCTCTCGCGGCGGATTTGATGATAGCTATGGCCAGATTCTCATACGGATCACCCATCACATCACAGCTTTCACCGCATCGATCAGCGCCGACTGCGTATCGTTCTTGTCTGATAGAGCTCTCAGTATCTGCCCGTCAATTGTGCCTTTGGTAACGATGTGCTGGATGACCACGGTATCCGACTGCTGCCCTTGCCGCCAGAGTCTTGCATTCGTCTGCTGATAAAGCTCCAAACTCCATGTCAGGCCGAACCAGACAATCGTGCTGCCGCCGTCCTGCAGGTTCAGCCCATGTCCTGCGGAAGCCGGATGGATCAGTCCGACCGGGATTTCCTTCCGGTTCCATCTGCGAATGCTGTCGTCGGAATCAAGTTTCTCAAATGGTATCTTCCTATCAGCAAGCCGCTCTGTGATTCTCTCGAAATCATGCCGAAACCAGTACGCCACAAGCAGCGGTTTCCCGTTCGCGGCTTCGATAATATCCTCCAGCACATCCAGCTTCCGGTCGTGAATGCGGGTAATCTTCCCATCATCGGAATACACCGCGCCGTTTGCCATCTGGCAGAGCTTACCGGAAAGCGATGCGGCGTTTGCAGCGGTAATCTCCTCTTCGTCCAGCTGCAGCACCAGCTCTTTCTTCATTTTTTCGTATCTCGCAGTTCCGGCGTCCGACATCACCGCTTCTGCCTGCGTGATAATTTTCTCCGGCATCTGCAGATGGTCGGTACACTTCATGGAAATCGTAATGTCGGATATTTTCCGGTAAATCTCGTCCTCAGCTCCGGGAAGCAGCGCATAGGAATAAACAATCGGTCCGTTCATCCTGTCAGGTGTAAAGTAGGCGTCACGGTACTGACCGATAAATCTGCCCAGCCGTTTTCCCATATCGAGAACCTTGAACTCCGCAAATAAATCCATAAGTCCATTGCTGCTTGGCGTTCCGGTAAGACCTACGATGCGTTTCACCTTCGGCCTTGCCTTCATCAGCGATCGGAACCGCTTAGCCTTGTGGTTTTTGAAGGATGACAGCTCATCAATCACAACCATGTCCCAGCTCCAAGGGACGCCGCTCTCCTCAATCAGCCAGGATATGTTCTCGCGGTTGATAATCGTGACATCCGCTCCGTCGTTCAGTGCCGCGATTCTCTCTGCCGGAGTTCCGACCGCGACGGAATAGGTCAGCCCTTTCAGGTGATCCCACTTTTCGATTTCTGCGGGCCAGGTGTTCTTTGCAACCCGGAGAGGTGCAATAACCAGAACCCGCTGCACCTCGAAGAACTCATACATCAGCTCATAAACCGCCGTCAGTGTAATCACGCTCTTGCCCATGCCCATATCAAGCAGGATTGCAGCTATGGGATTTTCGACGATGAAGTCGGCGGCATATTTCTGATAATCATGTGGAGAGTATTTCATCTATTACACCTCCAATCTGCTCCGTGCCATCAATAACGTAAACTCGGTATCCAAGCCGTCTGAGAAGTTTATGCCTTGAAACCTGCAACGGTCTCGGCTTCTTTCCCGGCGCTTTAATCTCGGCAAATGCCATCCTCCCATCAGGAAGAAGAACCAGCCTGTCTGGCATCCCGTCAAATCCGGGCGAGACGAACTTCGGACAGATGCCACCGCGATTTTTCACCTCGGATACTAATTTTGCTTCTATATGTTTTTCCTTCACTTCAAACCTCCATCAAAAATTGATGGGTGCAGGTCGGTGAGTCTCTATTCTTAAAACCCCTATATAGAATTATTTTTTTTAGCCCTTATAGGACTTTTATATAAAGAGGTTCATCGACCTGCACCTTTTTGAAAATCAGTCCAGAAAGTCCTGCGCTTCCTTGAGCTTCAGACCGTAAACAATAATGCCTTTCTTTGTCTTCCTTCTCTGGAATCCAGCTTTCTCCAGATTGCCGTAGAAATCAGAAGTGCTTCTGGTGAACTCACCTGTCTGCATGCAGACGCTGCGGTACTGCTGATACAGGTCTCCGGACTTTTCTGTGAATGATGGATCAACATCGCAGTGTTCCTCAATGAACTGTCCCAGCCAGTCATTGTCCTCGCGGTATTTCTCGACCGCATCCCGGACGGCCTTCGGTTCCGGGATCTTAAAACCCTTCTTGATAGCGATGCCCGCGCCTTCAATAATCCATTTCATGATGGCAGGCCCGGCGTTCTCAAACAGGTAGTCGGAATAGTTCTTGATGTCGCTTTTCCCGCTGATCTTGGCATTAAACGGAATGACAATCAGCCGTCTCCACGTTCCGTCATCATTAGCAGAAACCTTTGGCAGGTAATTGGTATACAGGACAAGCGTGTGCGAAGGATCGAAATGAAACGGGTCCTTATATTTCTTTTCCGCCTCGATGGGGTCAATGCTACAGAGCTGCTTTACCATGCCGGTATTCAGGCGCTGCCCTTCTTCCAGCTCTGATGCGATAATCAGGCGCTTGCCTTTGAGCTCCGCCATTTCCGGCTTCACGTTTCGTTTGCAGTTCATGGTCAGCGCTTCGGCGGATATCTTCCCGGAGTAATTTCCGAGAACTCTCGCGATGGTGTTCCAGAAGGTGGACTTTCCGTTCGCGCCGCCGCCATAGGCGATGATCATCTGTTCGGCATATACTCTTCCGACCGCCGCCATCCCGACGATCTGCTGCACATAATCAATGAGTTCCTGATCCTTGCAGAAGAACAAATCAAGATTCTCCAACCAGAGCTTCATGCCCTTGTCACCCGGAGAGCAGGCGGTTATTTTCGTAATGAGATCATCCGGATCATGCGGATGGCTTCCGTTCAGGCCCTTGGTCAGGTCGTATGTGGCATCCGGCGTGTTCAGAAGCTCCGGATCATAATCAAGCTCCGATACATCCAGCGCCAGCATCGGCTTTGCCGCATTCTGCGCGTTGACAATGTACCGGTAGTTGCGGTATTTCATGACGAACTTCTTATATGTATCCGCACCGATCAACGCGAACAGAAATCCCATTTTCTTCTCCGGCACCTGGTTCATGAGCTTTTTGCTTCTGGACTTGACGTCCGCCTCCGGAATTCCGATGGCGACGAGATTTTCTTCCGCGATGCGGATTGCTTCTTCTGCGTCTGTTAGCTGGTCGTCCATGAAATCTTCTACAATGCCGAGGGACTTCTGCTTGTCCTCGTACCAGCGGTCGCCGCCGAAAGCGATGAAGTCCGTCGCGCTTGTGAAACGAAGCTTGTCCTCGCAATGCGCCGCGATGACTTTTGCCTCGCCAATGTCTGAGTAATCGTCCGGCTTCAGGAAGCTGCTGCCGAACGAATCCTCATATTCATCCGGCGGGACATATCCTTCGCTGGTTTCAATCTTGCTTTTGAAAAACTTCAAAGCGCTGCGCCAGATCGTTCTGAGTTCCTTATCCGGCAGCGGCGGATCACATTTTGCGGCGCGTTCCAGATAGGCTTCATGCGCCTTCTCTGTATCGCCGAACCTCTTCAGAACCCGGCTTGCGAAATGGGACATCGTATTATTGCGGCTGCCCTCCGGGATGGAGCCTCCGGTATACATTGGCGGTTCAGCCTTAGCACCAGCGTCACCATCAAAATCCGATGCCTCGAGAATCTCATCAATCTGGCAAATGCCTTCGTTCCAGATGACATCTTCCGGCTTGACGTCCGATCCGAAAAAGAACCGCGCTGCGTTGAGTGCCTTCCTGTCCAGAAACGGATATCTATTCTGAATAGCTGTCTTTACACTGTTATAAAGATCCGCGTCGGTATATTTCCTTACCGGAAACAGGATATGAAGCCTCGGTCTTGGAGACTTTTCGCCTTTCCACTTCATGTTGTTGCGGCTCGGCAGAATTACATGATCTACATCCTTCAGTTCCTCATGCAGCTTCTCCGCCGTCATCCAATCATCCGGATTCTCCGAATGATCGTTGTCGCAATCCTGCGGTATGCAGAACGACTCCTCGAAGTTCTCGATTTTCCGATAGCTGTTCTTGTATTTTGCAAACACCTGATCATGCTTTGCTGCCTCTGCAATTCCCGCGGCATCCGTGATGACCTGCTTATGCGGATAGGTGCAGTTCTCGGCATCCTCTCTGACATCCGCCGTGTATAAAATCACTTCCATATAGTTAATCCTCCCTGAACAGGACGTATTCACGGCCCTGGTATTCTTCTTTCAGCTTTCCCTTGATATATGGCTTCACATATGAAACGCGGCCATCTCTGTAATGGCGGTAATGACCTCGAACGCCCCATGCCGGACAATGCCATTCGGTAAAATTTCTGTGGTTGACCTGAACCTTAGAAATATCTCCTTTGAAATGTGAGATACGGACCTTTCCCGGTTTCGTGAACGGCGCGGCAAGCGGCAGATTGCTTCTGATGCCTTTCCTGTATTCCTTACGTTCGTTCAGCTCTATCGGTCTAAAGTGAAGCAGATACTGAATTGCAAAGAATGAAAGATATACGCAGTCCTCATGGTCAGAAAGCTCATTATCTCCGTGTGCCGCAAGATACTCCGGCAATACAGCTCTTGCACCTTCCACCGTGCCGCTGGCTCCAATCCATTCATAGGTTTCCATGAAAAACATCGCCTTTCTGCCAAGCGTTGTGAAACAGATGCCCGCAAAGGCGCGGGAAGAATAAACTTTTCTTCCGTCCAGCGCTGGTGCAGGTACTTTCTCCGGATCGATGCCTTCCTCAAAAATCAACTCGCAATGTCCCTTATCATCTCTGCACTCCAGCATGAAT